AAACTGGGACTCTCTCACAAGGGGAGTCCCTTTTCTTTTAACCGTAGTACCTAAACCACTTTAGGAGAATTAAATGGCTATTGATAGCGATACACAAGGTGCAGATGCACGACTAGCAGTCCAATTCTATAAAAAAAGCGTTAAGCAAGAAGATGCTTCAAACGAAGCTGGTAGACCGATTTTTAAAGAATTTGATTTTGTCCGTATTATGATTCCTGGCGATAATTTGACAGAAATTGACACATACGCCCAAGAGTCCCATAAACATCGTTTTCCTCGTCAATGGGCGCATTATCAAAACCAAGTAGCAAGCCATGAGGATATTATTGGTACGCCTTTAGAACAATGGCCTCAAATTACTCGTAGCCAAGCTGATGAGTTGCGTGGGCTTAAATTCCACACAGTAGAAGCTATTGCTGACTGTTCTGACCAACAACTTCAGCGCATTGGTATGGTTGCAGGAATGTCACCCCATAATTTCCGCTTAAAAGCCAAGGCTTTCTTGAATTTAGCTAATGATTCTGCAGAAGTAGCACAAAGAGAAGCAGAATTGCAAGCACTTCGTGAAGAAAATGCTAAAATAACAGCAGAAACTGATGCGAAGCTATCCAAAATGCAAGAACAAATGGAAGCGCTACTTGCGGCAGTTGCGGAAAAGACTCCAAAAACACGCAAAACCAAAGTAGCCGAGGCTTAATATGTCCCAAACGATGTTGCAACTTGTACAACAAGTAACAGCCGAATTAAACCTCGCTGTGCCTACCTATGTTGCTGGTAATCCATCTCAAGATGTCCAACAAATATTGGCATTAATGAATGGTTCTGGCTATGACTTGCTAAAAGAGTACGATTGGCAAGCATTACAAGTGCAATATCGTTTCTATACTCAATCTTTAACCGCCAATGCTACAACTGTTGATGGTTCTACTACATTAACTTTTGAAGCTGGCACAGATTTAAGTAATGTTGACAGCCAATGGCAATTAACAGGCTATAACATACCTCAAGACACTTATGTAGTAAGCGCCAATAACACTACAAAAGAAGTTGTAATGAGTCAATATGCAAGTGGTAGTGGCGTACAGTCTGTTGTATGCGCGCAGACCGCTTATGACCTTCCTGATGACTTTGAAACCATTACAAACCGTACTCATTGGGACAAGTCTAAACATTGGGAAATGTTAGGCCCTGAAGATGCACAACAATGGCAATGGCTAAAGTCTGGTTATATTTCAACTGGCCCTAGAGTTCGTTGGAGAATATTAGACAACCAATTCCAAATATGGCCTGTAATGAATACTGATGAGTATTTAGGCTGGGAATACCGTAGCAAAGGTTGGGCAAGAAGTTCAACTGGCGCTATTAAAAACAGTTTTACAGCCGACACAGATACTACTGTGTATGATGACCGTATTGTTGTTTTAGGTACAAAATTAAAATATTTTCAAGTTAAAAACTTTGAAACATCTGCTTTATCACAAGATTATCAGCGTTATCTGTCTGTGGCTAAAGCTAACGATAAAGGTGCGCCAAATCTATCATTTGCGCCTTACCCATCTAAGGTTCTTATTGGCTACGCTAATATCCCTGACACAGGGTATGGTTCATAATGACTGTACCTCAAAGACGCACAGCAGTTACCGCTAGTGTTTCAGCCCCTATTGGTGGTTGGAACGCTAGGGATTCTATTGCTAATATGCCGCCATTAGATGCGGTAACATTAAACAATTTTTGGCCTACACCTACTGAAGTTCAATTAAGACTTGGCTATAGCCAGTTTTCTACCGGCATTACAGGTCAAGTTAATAGCTTGATGAATTATGCTGGCGTAACTAGCCAAAAGCTATTTGCTGCTGCTGGTACAAGCATTTATGACGTTTCAGCGTCTACTGCTGTAGCAGTTAAAACCATTACTAATGACAAGTTACAACACATTAATGTAGGAACTACTGGTGGTCACTTTTTAGTAGCGGTTAATGGTGATGACCCTGCACAGTTATACGATGGCACTAATTGGATTAGCTATGCTGCTACTGCAACTGCCCAAACCATTAGCACTATTACTAGAGGCGGAACAGGTAACTTAACAGCTACCGTTACTACCGCTTCTGCACATGGTTTAGTTACAGGAAATCAAATTGTTGTTGCTGGTGCAAGCCCAGCCCAATATAACGGTACTTTTATTATTACCAAAACAGGCAATAGCACATTTACTTACACAATGGCTACTGCACCTGCTACTGATGCTACTACTGTAGGTGCATATACTATTAATTACGCTATTACAGGCGTAAATTCAAACACTTTTGTCCATGTAAACCTATTTAAAAATTTCCTTTTCTTTGTCCAAGAAAACAGTATGGAAGTATGGTATTTGCCTGTAGGTCAAGTAGCTGGCGCTGCAACAAAGTTAGATTTTGGCGGAATAGCTAGAATGGGTGGCTTTATTCAAGCAATGGGTACATGGACTATTGACGCTGGACAAGGCGCTGATGACTACGCAGTATGGGTAACTAACAACGGTGAGGCTATTGTTTATAACGGTACAAACCCTGACGCTGCTGAAACATGGGCATTAAAAGGCGTATGGCAATTAGGACAAACCTTTAACCGTAGATGCTTTTTAAAGTTTGGTGGCGACCTTTTATTGCTAACTCAAGACGGTTTAGTCCCATTGGCTGCTGCATTGCAATCTAGCCGACTAGACCCTAGGGTTAACCTTACTGATAAAATTTATTACGAAATTAGCCGAGAAGCATCATTGTATGCAACTAATTTTGGTTGGCAAATTAACTATTTTGCTAGTGAAAATATGCTAATGATTAATGTCCCTTCTACTGAGGGAATACAGCAATTTTGTATGCACACCATTTCTAAGGCTTGGTGTAGTTTTACAGGCATTAATGCTAAATGCTGGGAATTAAGCTATGACACTATGTACTTTGGTGGCAATGGATTTGTAGGTCGTTTTTGGGATTCTTACAGCGATGCCGGTAATAACATTAACGCCCAAGTACAACAGGCTTATAGCTATTTTGATGCGCCAGGTCAACAAAAACGCTTTACTATGATTCGCCCTATTTTCCAGACTGACAACGGTTTGCCAGGCATTTTAGTAGGTATTAATACTGACTTTGACGCCCAAAACAGCCTTGGTTCAGTTAGTTTTAACGCTGTCAGTTCAACCCTTGGAGTATGGGATTCAGCCACATGGGATGAAGATGTATGGGGCGGTGCATTAGCCCTTACAAAGCTATGGCAAGGTGTTACAGGAATAGGCTATTCTGGCGGCATTATTATGAAAGTAGCTTCTCAGGGCATTGATGTGCGTTGGGTGTCTAGCGATTATGTAATGGAGAGGGGCGGAGTTCTTTAAGTAATCAGTTATGAGAAAAGTTATTACTGATAACCAAGAACATCTTAGAGGGTGGATTACAGGGGTATTGGGGATGCAATTTAGCCCCTATGCCACCTTTATAGGGCAGGAAATTGATGGTGAAGTAAAGGCAGTTGTGGCGTTTGACAATATCTTAGATAAGTCTTGCATGATGCACACAGCCGCCATAGTACCGAATTGGATTAGTAAGGATTTGTTGTGGGCGTGTTTTGATTACCCCTTTAACATATTGAAAGTAAAGGTTATACTAGCGTCAGTCGCTTCCACAAATACGGAAGCGCTGAGATTAGACCGACACCTTGGTTTCGTAGATAAAGCGTATATCGAAGATGCCCATCTTAATGGGGATTTAGTGATATTAGCAATGAGGCGTGAAAATTGTCGATGGTTAGACATTAAAACGCCTCTAAAAGGAGATTGAAATGGGTGGAAGCGGTGGAATCGTAGGGGACATCATGAGTCCTATTTTTGGTAGTCCACAAAAGGTGGATATACCAAATTATACTAACGCAGCACAGCAGACTTCTGCTTCTGATTTGGCGTCTAATCGTCTAAATCAAACTAATGCTTACAGTACATTAAACTATAACCAAACTGGTACAGACCAGTATGGCAATCCTACTTTTACTCAATCACAAACCTTAAACCCACAGCTTCAATCTGCTATTAATAGCAACTTAGGGCAATTAGGACAAGCGTTTAATGCCCCTCAGTTTCAAGGTCAAGACATGGCTGCCATGAACTATTATGGTTCTAAGCTAAATCAACAACAGTATGACCCTAGAACAATGGTTAACACTCAGTTTGACCGTAGCCAATTAGGTGCTAGTTCTTTACCGTCTTATGGTATTAACCCTGGGCAAACATATAGCGATGCTATTATGCAACGCTTACAACCTAGTTTAGAACGCCAAACACAAGCATTAGACGCACAACTAGCAAACCAAGGCATTATGCCTGGTTCTAAGGCTTATGAAACAGCTAAAATATTAGCCGCACAAGGTCAAAATGACGCATTAACTAGCGCTATTACACAAGGCATGGGTGTAGGACTACAAGCTAACCAACAACAATTTGGTCAAAACTTTAATATTTCTGCTGCTGATTTAGCAGCTAGACAAGCTATGAATCAACAAGGAATGGCTGGTAATAGTCTTGCTTATCAACAGCAACTAGCTAACCAAGGTCTTGGTATGCAAGCCCAAGGGCAAGCATTTAATCAAGCCTTAGCTGAAGCTATGCTTCCTTATCAACAAGCTGGCGTACTTAAAGGTTTAGCTTCTCCTTCATTTGCTAGTTATGCAACTACTATGCCTACTAACTACCTTGGCGCACAACAACAAACTTACCAAGGTAATTTGGCTAATGCAAATGCCCAAAACGCTTATAACAATTCTATGATGAGTGGAATGTTTAATTTGGGTGGTGCTGCTATGGGCGCGCCTACAGGCACATTTAGCAATATGTTTAGTTCTCCAGCATCAACAACTGACATCATGAATAGCAGGGGTTTTAGTGGTACTGGCAACTTTAATGTTAGGTAATAATTATGGCTGAAATGTTTAACCCACAAAATCCTGAAATATTGGAATTAAATCGCCAAAGAAAAATGGCTGATTTACTTACATCTCAAGGTATGCAAACTCCACAAGGGCAAACTGTTGCTGGTGGTATTTATGTGCCTCCAAACCCAATGGAATACATTGCTAAATTATTTAGCACATACGCAGGCACAAAAGCTAATCAAGCGCTTGATACTAAAGAAGTAGCATTAGCACAAAAACTGCGTGAATTAGGAATAACAGAAACTCAAGACATTCTTAAACTTGCACAAGGAACTCCTGAAGTTTCAACAGAATTAGCTGGCCCTGCTTATCAAGGTGTTGCGCCTACAGCAGTTATGCCAGGAGTTGCAGGCAATCCTCAAGCAGCAATGTCTAGGGCATTATTGGCACAAAGCCCACAAGGTCAACGCTTAGTAGAACCTTTAATGAAGATGGCTATGCCTGAACCTACTCCTGAACAAAAACGCTTTAATGCGGCTGTTTCTGATGGTAGTTGGAATGTTCAAAAACAAGGTGGATTAAATTCATTTTTGAACCAAATGTCTGATAAAGATAAAGCTAGTTTAGCTAATGAAAAAATTCGCTTAGAGTTGGATGAAAAAAGATATAGGTTAGAAAACGCAAGACTTGGTATTGCACAACAAGAACTTGCATTTAATACAGGTATTGGTATGCCTACAGGTGGCGGTCAACAAGTGCCTATGCAAACTATTAGTTCTGGTAGCCCAATACTTGCACCTGGTCAACAAATGCCACCACAGATGGTTATGCCAAATTTAAGCCCTAAAGCTATGCAAGATATAAATGTTGCAACGCAAAAAGAAAGAAGCAAATTACAAGTTGAAGCACAAGCTGCTTTACCAGCAGCATTGCAAACTGTTGAAATGGGTCTACAAACTATTAATGGATTAATTGGTGATACTACAGTTGACAAAAAAGGCAATGTTGTAAAAGGAAAAATTCCAGCACACCCAGGTTTTGAAGGCGCAGTTGGTATATCTGGAATTGGTACAGGATTTGGCGCTGCTGGCTACATTCCTGGCACAGATGTTTCTAACTTTAAAAATAGACTTGACCAAATTAAAGGGCAATCATTTTTACAGGCTATTGGTTCATTGCGTGGAACTGGCGCTATTAGTGAAGTTGAAGGTTCAAAGGCTACTACTGCTATTAACAGAATGTCTTTAGCACAATCTGAAAAAGAATTTGTTGAAGCAGCAAACGAATTTAAAGACATTATTGGCAAAGGGTATAAAGCTGCCCAACAAAGGGCTGGCGCTGTACCTATTAACCCTAATGCACAACCTAACATTGGTAATGCACCAAAACTTCGTTATAACCTTCAAACTGGGTCTTTTGAATAATGGCACAAATTGTTGAAGTAATTGGCGTAGGTGATGTTGAATTTCCTGATGAAATGAGTCAGGAACAAATTTCTATTGCATTGCAAAAATTACCTAAACCTAAATTTACTCCTACTGCTGAAAATAAAGGCAACATTATTAATACTGATGTTCCTACTGTAGTTGGGTCACAACCTAATGCATTAAACTTACAGCCACAAGCTAAACCAGTAACAATGATGGACAGAGTTAAAGCACTTTATGAAGTGCCTACAACGTTTGTCAGCGAAGCTATAAGACAACCAATGGCACAAGCCTATGGTATTGCTAGAAGTATTCCAGAAGCCATATCTACCGGTCAAGCACCAGCATCATTAGGTCAAAAATACACAGAACAAGCATTGCAAAACATTCCACAATATCAACCTACCTCACCTGTAACCCAAGAGGCTTTAGGTGCTATTGGTGGCGCTTTTGAAGCTGCTAAATTACCACCTTACATTGGCAATATTGGCGCTATTCCTTCTTTTACACAAAAAGCACAAAACATTAAACCTGTAATGCAAGAATCTATAATGCCTGTTGCAAATAGAATGGCAGGTGCGTTGCGTAATGAAGGTCAAATGATTCAAGAGGCAGTTCAACCTGTTGCAAGCAGGGTTGCACAGGCTGTAGAACCAGCAACAAGCCGTATTGCACAAGCATTGCGTAGTGAACCTAGAATTGATGTTGCGGGAATAGGCAAAAATGCACCTGCTGTAGAAGATTTAGCAACGCAGTCTGCTGCATTGTTTAAGCAAGCTAAAGATTCTAATGTTGAAATAAATCCACAATATTTTGGCAATATGATGAAAAGTGTTGGTAAGGATTTAAGGTCTGAAGGATATGACCCAAGGTTAATGCCTAGTGTTGCAATTGCTTTAGAAGAAATGCAAAACGCTAAAATTCCTAAAGATTTTCAAGAATTAAGCACTTTGCGTACATTTATTCAAAATGCACAAGCAAGTGTCAATCCAAAAGAAAAGCGTGTTGCAAGTATATTAAAATCTGAATTTGATGATTATGTTGCTAACATTCCTGAATCTTCAGTTATTGGTGGCGACAAGCAAGGTTTAGACGCTTGGAAAAAAGCTAGAGATGCTTATAGCAAAATGAGTAAATCTGAAATATTTACAGATATGCTTGAAATAGCTGATTTAGAAAAAACACAATTTAGTGCTTCTGGTGCAGAAAATTCATTGTCCAAACAGTTGCGTCAATTAGCTAAAAATGAAAAGAAAATGCGTTTGTTTACTAAAGAAGAACAAGCTGCCATTAAGCAAGTTGCTAAAGGAACTAAAACTCAAGAAATTTTGCGGTTATATGGCAAATTTGCACCAACCAGTTCAGTAAATTCTATTCTACCTTTGTTGGCTACTTCAATAAGTGGCCCAGTAGGATTAGCTGCAACTGCTGGCGCTATGGGTGCAAGATATGGCGCAACAAAAATGAGAAAATCAGATGTCAACCAATTAGCTGCAATGATGCGGGCTGGAATACAAAAAGAAGGACAATAAAATGAGTAGAAACGGTAGCGGTACATATTCCTTACCTGCTGGTAA